GTAGTCAATAGCTTCAACAATTTCTACAATGGGACTACGGTAATAAGCTAAAACACTGCCAGTGTTCATTACATCTGCCATTTGCTTTGTATCAGCTATGGAAGAAAGCTCATCTAGACTTGCCCAATTCTCTTCTCCAATATCGTTCATCTTTCCAGATGAGTCTACTTTAAATGCCGTTGGGAATTTTTCTTCTAACCATGCAGCTACTTGTCCATTTTCCATTTCAGGATTAGCAAGTAAGTTTTTATATTCTTTTAGCTGGTTTGTAGTTATATTCTCTAAGCCTTCTGGTGCTGCATCACCCCACGCTGCAGCTTTCCATAAATCAACTTTTGCATCTGGTGCATCTTTAATGGGGTAATATGCTGATGATGGTCTTGAGGGCTTAGCTACTGTAGTTGCTCTACCTATAGGAGCATCTTTGTCAACGCTTCCTCCAAAAGTACGCAATGCTCCTTGTGGAACCTTAGCAAAAGTAGACCCTAGTGCCATGCTACCTGTAGTATCAAGTACATCCCCTACAGTTACTTCACTAGCACCCATTTCACCTGTAAGTAACTTCTTAGGTATACTCATTGCGTCATAAGCACCAACAGCTACAGCTTTGCCTGTATCAAGTACTTGTTGTCCTGTAGGTAGTTTAGGATTCTTAGCGTATGCTTTAACTGCAGGAATAACGTCTTCTTTAACCTTAGCCATTGTAGTACGTTGATCAGGCGCTGGGCTTACAGTGTATGTATCACCCAACATTGTACGATAAGTTATATTGCCTAACTCGTCTTGGCCTATAGGAGTATCACCCTCTGTAGCTGTCATTGGACGGCTAAATAAAGGTACGTTAGATATACTTAATGGCTTATTCTCATCATTATCAGACTTGCTGAAAGACGATATTAGTGTATCTAGCCAAGAGTTATGTTCTTCTTCTACATCAGCCATTATACTTATCTCGCATACGCTGTAGTCTTTTTAACATCTCAATAGCACCCTGACAACGATATACGTCAACAGGTTCTACTGCTTGCTCTAGACGTTTGTGTTGCATACCAATCTCAGCACTAGTTTCCTCAAGAAAGGCATTCCAAAACACTACATCATTAACATAACGCTTTAGTGTACCTTCCGTCATTGCATAGCACCGCCAGTATTAGCTGAGAATCCTGCTTCACCGGGGCCGGGAGCAACACCAGTACCCATATTACCACCGCCAGCGCCCGTAGGATCACTCACAGAGGGTGCTTGGACTCCACTGGCACCACCCATAGGCGCACCACCTTCAGGAGGCTGTGGACCACCTTGTGGTGGAGGTGCAGGTTGTGCAAACTTCTTAAGAATCTCAGCTTGAATAGCTGCATCACCTAAATTGTTTACTACTTTGTCAGGATCAAGGTCTAGAGACTTAGCAATCTCACGAATGATGTAGTCAGCCTTAACAAAAGGCATCAATACAGGGTTCTGCGCTGTTTGTAGGAATTGCATCAGGCGTTGGCTACGAATTTCATTAGCCATAAGGGATTCAGTACCTTGTGCTTTAACTTCTAGGTCACCTTTGATCTCAGGATCGTAGTTGAACTGCATATTAAAGTTAAAGAATGCTTTACCTAGTGGTGCAAGTAGGTAATCATCAATATTCTTCACTACAGTACGGATAGAACCGTTAGCTGCAGACATAAGCATTGAAATACCTGATGCTGTACGGCCTACACCGCTAACACCTGTCTGTCCGTGTGAGAATGAAGGTATACCTGTGGACTCATCAGCTAAAACACGTGCTTTATCAAACATTTGCATGTTCTCATTGGACACATTAGGGAACTTAGTGCCAAATAATGCTTGACCGGGTGCGCCACCTTGTCTACGAATCACTTTTCCGGGGTACATCTTCAAGTCTTGGCCGGGTACTAGGTTAGTTTCATCTACTTCAAACACCAAGTTTCCGCTAAGTACAGCATTGTCAACTGCCATTCTCATAAAACCGTTCATTAATGTTTGTGTGTCTTCCATATTCTCAGCTAGACCTATGCCAAAGAAGCTATATGGGTTGATTTCATATGGTACAGCGTAGTATGGAAGTATAGATGGCTTAAATGGGTTCATAACTAGGCGTAGAACTTGACCATTGCACACCCAGATGTTAACATTTAGCTGATCTATGTTCTTAAGGTCACTAGGAATGTCAATGCTGTAGTCTTTTAGCTTGTCTGTGTCTACATAACCCCAGTATTCAAGCACTTCATAGCGTTCAGCTGACGCACCACGTGATGCATCGTCTTCCATTTCAAGTTCCCACCACTTTTTCTCATAGCTTTCACCCTTTTGAATAGCCATATCAATAGAGTTAGAACGAAAGAAGGGACGGCGCTTAAGTTGACGCATCTGTGAACGTGACATCTTATGACGCTCAACACAATATTCAGCATCATCCATGTTAGCTGCATCTGGATCAGGGTAGAAGTTCCAAATAGATACATGAGATGTTGCAGGAACAGTCTTAACGATAGGTTCATAGTCACCTTCGTCATTCCAGCTAGGGTATTCTTTGTTTAAAGCAAATGGACCTTTCATAATACCCTCACCAAAGAGTACTAACTCAAAGGCTGTAGAGCGTAAATGCTTAGATGCACCTGATTCTTCTAGCTGATCATGGATTTGTTTCTCCATTTTCTTAGCTGCAACCATTGCAGGGCTAAAAGTAACGTCAGTAGGTGTTGTTCCGGGGCCTTCAACTAGCTTATCAGCTACTGGGCCAAGCTTTTTAGACATACTACCTACACGTTTCATCAAATCTGTCATAGTCTCACCGGGTTTTAGGCGAGTTTCTGCAGATGTAAACAGTGTAATAGGTGCTGGAGACTTATCAAAGGCACCCTTAATGTCTTTTAGACCGGGTTCGGATGCTGCATTAGTGTTAAAGTGTACACTATCTACTACTCCATCAGGTAATGTAGTCGGATTTACTGTAAGTGGGAATTTAGCATTACCAAAAAGAACGTCTGTAACCTGTCCGTAAGCGGCTAATGTCTTAGTTTTAGTAACTTTAACAAATACTTGAGACTTTTCTGTCTCTGTGAACTGTACATCTGATCCATAAATACCACGATAGTTGCGATAAGCTTTTAACCAACGCTGTTCATCAGTATAACGTGCTGTTTCGCTTTTAGAGAATAACTCTTCAACAAATGTTACTACCGTACCAGCCTTGTTATCTATGGTATCATCTGCTTTTGCATCAGCTAATGATGAAGAAGCATCTGTATCAAATAGTTCTGTTTCGTTTTCCATAGTGTACCTTTATTAGTAGCCAAACGTATTGTCTGAAACTTGAAAGCCTGTTCTGCTTGTAGCAGGATCATAATCCCATACGCTATTGCGTGGTCGTGTCATAATGCCGTAACGTAGTGCATCATATCCGTGGTCATTAGCGTTAGTGTCAACGTCTTCTGTGTTATTTTTATCTAGGGGTAGAATAGGTAGCTCAGATATGATATTAGTGCAGTGGTTAAAAAATACAAGTCTAGGCTCTTCCGTGAAATCATCAACTTGGAGTCTACGATGTAGCTCATTTTTACCTGCAATACGTGATCCTTTACCTCTATCAGCTGGTCGCCACCTGCAACCCTTAATAATCATCTGCTCAGCTAAGCTAGGGCCAGTAAAACCTCGTGTATGCCATAAGCTACTATCTAAAACACCGTATCTCATACCTCCATCATCTTGTTCTACATCTAAGATCATATCAGCTAAGTCTGTAGCTAGTACTTTCTTAGTATATAGCTCACGATATACTACAAGCTGTTCAGAAGGCGTAATAGCGAACCATAATACTGCAGACATACTGCTATAGCCATAGTCGGCAGCTCTGAATTTAGTCCAATTGCGTGGTATGTCATACGGTTCAACAACGTGGACTCTACGGTTAAACTCTGGGAAAGCCGCACCATCACTTATGTCCCAATCGCCGTCAAGAAGCTGTCTGCGCTGGGCTTCAGGTAGGGATAATAGCATAGCTTCATATTGACCATCTCCAGCTAGGTAAGGGTTGTCGAATAGTGTAGCAGGAATAAAACGTCTTTTATATAGTGTCTGGTATTCTTTACTGTGACCTTTAGGAAATGCTAGTATGTCACCAGTTTCAAAGTCAGTAGCAGCGAAAGCTTTGTTGTAGGGAGCAGGATCAATAAAACCTTTCTTTACCCATCCATGCCCAGCGCCACCGGGGTTGCTAGTGCAGCGCATGTAGAGCTTTAAAGTCGGGTCAGATGTACGTAGACGAGAACCCATATAGTTAAAAGCAAATGGCGTAGACCATTGCGTAAGCTCATCAAAGCCGATCCAATTAAACGCTTGGCCTTGATACCGCATAACGTCAGTATCACGATCAAGGTAGGACATCCAGAGCCTACCGCCACGAGGTGTAACCCATTGCTGCTTCCGTTCAAACCATTTGATTCCCGGAATAGCTTTCGGATACATCTCCTGAGACTTCATGATTAGCTCACGTAGTTCCTCAGTAGTATGACGTACTAACAGACCGCTAAAGTTAGGGTTGTTCATATCACGTAGTGGGTCAGCCAACATAGCGTAGGACTTGCCACCACCTGCGGCTCCACCAAATAGTACTTGGCGTTCAGTTGCAGCTAGGAACTCAGTCTGTGGGCCAACATTAGGCTTAAAGACTACATTCTGTGCTACTTCTACATCATAAGCTGCTGCAATAGGTTCAGCATATACGATGTTCTCAGTTGGTGCGGGTGCTTTCTTTTCTTGCACCGACCCTTTGGGTTTCAAGCGCCGTAATGAGGTTGAGCGTTTCTTGGAGCTTTTGGGCATACTTGCGTTTGATGTTAGCAAGTCTTTTACGCTTTCGTTCACTGTCTATCCTTGTCTTTAAACCTACGTGTGATAAGTAGCGGCCACTCTGTGTAGTTAGCCACGCCGATACATCCCTATAACTATAACGCTTTATGTGCTTCTTTGCAAGCTCTAAAAGTTCTAATTCTTTAGGAATAGGAATATACCAGTTATCATCTTCGGGGTCAATAGCATATCCGAAAGGTACGTCTATATGTTTTAGTATTATAGGGATTCTCTCCCACATTACAGCTTCAGGTGTTTCAGGTTTAGTTAATGCCCAATAGCCTAAATCAAATCTCTCAATCATCATCACTTTTATCTTTAGGTGGTAGATAGAAAATAGCACCCGTACCACCTACTTCAACTTTTTCAGTCTTAGCAAAGCCTGTACGATCTAGTATGTCTTTAGCTGCTGCCATCTTATCACGTACACCTAGTTGTGTAGGATCTAATAAAACACCATGCATAGACACAGCTGCACGAGGTGCTACACGTGCAAGATAGTTACGTGTAGCTTCGTTAACCTCGTCAGCTAGTGATTTAAGAATAGACGATGTAGATGATGCCCCATGATAACCTGCAAGCTTCTTAGCTGCAACAACGTCACCAGCTGCCTCCTCAAAGAGGACATCTAAGAACTTTTGCTGTTGATCAGTGAGTACACGTGTCATCGTTTATCCTTTGAATGCGATACTAGGAATATCAAAGCGGTTGATTCCTACATCTTTAAGTTCTTTGTCTGTCATACTAGATAGCTCAGACATTGTGCGGTAACCTACGTAGAACTTAGTTATTTGCTCAGCTCGTTTTTCTTGCATAGCTACCATAGCGTTCCAAATTTTCTTCAACATAGTGGTGTAGTCCTTTATATGAGTTTACGCTGCATTGCAGCAACATATAAAGTTATATCATAAGTAGTTGTATCATACTATTGCTAAGAATGCAAGCCCGTTATGTTAATAGCACACATGTTATGTAATTATTGACTAGGTGTAAATGTTTCTACTGCTGAACCTACAAGATCCATATGCCCAGCGCCTGTTGTTTGTAACTGTATCATATCACCAGGGGCTAGGAACAATCTGATAGGGCTAAAGGTCTGAAACTCACTTGTGTTAAGATTCTTA